AACCTTCCAAACTGATTTATGTCATAAAAGTATTGCTCAAATATGTCTAGTTGAGCTTGGTTGGCAAATAGGTTAAACTCCTCAGGTGTTATATAACCTCTTTGTTCTTTATTGAGTATAGCCAATACTCTTTGATATACGGTGTCTACACTTATTGCCATTTTGTATTTTTTTGTTGAAGGGGTGACTAAATTATATAATCACCCCTCAACTGTTTATTTCAACCTTTTTTCAATGCTTTGATAAATTTCCACACCATCATCAGTCTTGAAAAACGCTGCTAATGCTGAATAAGGATTTTCATCAAAAGGTACTGTCATGATCTTACGACCATTACTAGCCCAGTTAAATGTTCTTTGATCATCCGCTAATTTTAAAATACCAGCTTCAACAGCTCTAACACCAACAGCTCTAATAAGAACGTTTTCATCATTAGCTAGCTGTAGCAGTAATTGTGGGTTATTCTTAGCGTATAATATAACATCTCTTTTTAGTTCCTTAGATGTCATTCCTACAACTTTAGAACCGTATTCTACCCTAAGTATAGCCTCTGCTTGATCAACATCCATATTAGCAGCTGCGTTTAAGGCGGCTAACTCCATTTGAATGTATTCTAAATCATCAACAGCTTCTGCTACCGCATCAAATTCAGCAAACATTACGTTTACAAGAGGATGATACAAGGATAAAAACTTTTGTAAAGCTTGTTTTTCTCTAGGTACAAATAATGAACCATCTCTAAAAATAACGTGCTCAAGAGTAGAAGTTCCTTCTTGCTCATCCGCAAAAGGGCTTCTTTGGTTAGTAGCATATCTCAGCTCTCTTTGATAACCTAACTCTTCGTCAAACCAAAGCAAGGGTCTTTTAGCCGTATGCCTTGATGGTACTGTCATTACAACTGGTTTTTTATTTCCAATTAAATAGTAATATCTGTCTTTTATCTCCCACGTGTTTTTAGCAGGAGCTTTTTTCTCTTTAGTTGCCATAATAAAATTATATAATAAAGTTAAGAATTACCCCCGTCACAATGACGAGGGTAAGACTTTTTAAATCACTGCTTATGAAGCTGTGTCTTTGAACAATACGAAGTTGTTTGCTCCTTGAACACACAAACATCTTTCAGAAAGCATGTGTACGTTCATTTCATCGATGTCGCTAGTGTAGTTACCACCAACAGAACCAGTAATCCAAGACTTCATACGACGATCGTCTGCTTCAGAAGCACGGTAACGAACGTGTAAGAATGGACGTTGGATATTTTTACCTAACGTTTGATCGTATACGGTAGAAACACCAGCTGGTACAAGAACACCATCAATATCTTGAGTTAAACCGCGAGTTGCAGCATCGTTCAAGTATTTCCAGTCAGTTTTGTAGAAATCGTAAGAACCACGACGGAATCCAGAGAATCCTAAGTTCAAAGCCATGTCTTCACTGTTTTCGAATACTCCGTAAGAAGTACCACCAGTTCCGTAAGAGTTAGCGCGAGCTAGCATGTTGTCCATCGCTAGAGCAGTTCCGCGATCTAAGAAAAGCATGTTTTCTTCGATAGCACCTTGCTTATCTAATTCTTGAAGAATAATATCAAACTCACCTAAACCAGTCAAACCACTAGCGTTATCAAAGTCGTGATCGTTAAACTGTAGACCGCGATCTTGAATAGCAGCGAACAAACCTTCAGTACCTCGAACATTGTGACCAGTATCTGTAGAACCGTCAGTGTCAAGAATATTGATTGCTTCTGTTGCTTTTTCAGCTTCTACCATAGTCATTTCCAAGTAGTCTTCAAAACGCAAGCGAGTTTCGTGCTCAGACTTCAAGTACCATAAGTAACCTGATGTTCCTAGCTCAGAAGTAACTTCAACCCAACCGATCTGAGCAGTGTCAGAACCATTGATTGAGTATCTGTCTTTCATGATGATAGGAGAGTTCGTGTACTTTTGGAAACCAGCGTCAACAGACCCTTGCATACCAGCAGATCCTTTTGCAAACTCAGAACCGTAAACAAATACTTTTAGTTCTGGATTAGAAGCTGCAACGAAACTAGCAGGCCAGTCTGCTTGAGTAAGCGCGTATGCTTCAATAGAGTTTGTAGCAACAGACTGTACGTAAGCTTTAACAGTATCGAAACCTTTAGAGATAACGATAGTTTGACCTTGACGGATAGAGTGACCAGTGATGTTAATCGTGTGATCGGTAGCGGTGTTGTTTGTAGCTACTTTAGCTCCATCGTACGCGATGTGCAAGCGACCTTGCTCAGTCCATACAACCTCATCAGAAGCCATAGGCATTTCAGCGCCTACCATTCTAAGGAAAGATGAAACAGATCTGTTACCGTAACGCTCTACTTCTTTTTCGTAGACTTCTGGTAAAAACTGCTTGGTAAAGTTAAAGTCGTTACCAGCGATGTTTAAATAGTTCTTATCGAACAATGTTTTAGTTGGTGCAGGAGTTAAACCTGCTGGGAAACCACCCTGTGTTAAAAAACTCATTTATTTATGTTTTTAGAGTTATTTACTAATTTTAACACGCAGTCTTTGAGAATCATCACCACTAATTGCTCTTACCTTCATTCCACCAACCTGTGTAGCAGCCTCATGTTGACCTCTAGGGTCCATTTTAACGTTCTTAGAACGTGCTGAGGTTTCCTTAACAGCGTCAGCTTTACCTTGTTGGTAAAAGTGATTAGCTACAGCGTCTGCGTTCATCGCTGTAAACAAGGCTTTATGATAACCTTTAGCGTCACCTATAGTATTGTCTTGTCCTAGAAACTTTCTAGTGAAATTACTAATGTCGCTTTGGTTCTCTTTTACCTTACCAGCATCCTTAACATTGAATCGATACTTTTTTTCACCCACTTCATATTCAAAACCTTTGAACTCTGGGTTAAAGACATTATCTGTCTTACTTTGAAATACCGATGCTTGCTTTTTTGCCAGCTGTGATGATTCTTTTGTTTGTTCTTCGTAACGATTGAAAAAATCAACCGCGTTTTGCTGTTCAGGTGTTAACCTGCTTCCAGCTTTAATATCTTCGTAATACTTGCTTTTCATACCGTTCAAATGATCTTTAGCTCTTTGAACTTCTTCTTTGTAAAGCAGTTTTTTACGTTTTATATCTCTTTCTTCATCTAGTTCTTCGTCAAAAGAATAACTATCTTCAATCAAGAAATCAATTTCACTATCATCGAGATGTGGTTTAGTACTCTTATAGTACTCCTTAACTAATTGTTCCTGGTCTAAAGCATCTACGTCTTGATTTAATCTAACGTAGTCTTCTAAACTACCACCAGTTTCATTCATAAACTCAACTAGTTTCTCGATGTTTTCAGGTAGATTAACATCAACCTTTTCTTCAGTTGCTTCTAAAACCTCTTGCTCTTGGCTTTGAGTGTCTTCAACTAAATCTTCTTCAGGTTCTTCCTCTTCGTCTACTATTTCCTCGAGCACCCGTACTTCGCTAGCGGGCTCTCCATCATCTTGTAAGGGTTCTTCTTCGTCGGAGCTCCGTACTTCACTGGGCTCTTCGCTCTCAAGTTGATCGGCTGGGGCATCTCCGCTTGCTGGCAGTTGCACGTCGCTATCTTGCACCCGCACTCCGGTCTCTTCATCATTTTCGCTTGATACATTTTCTTCTTTGTTAACGTTTCTAAAATCAACTTTAACGACACCGTCGTTTAAATCTTCTTTTTGAACCAGTTCTTCCTGGCTTACTGTGTTTTCTTCTTCCATGTTAAGATAAAATATTAAAGGATACTATATTTAGTTATTACCTAGGTTCGAAATAACCTAAGCCAAACCCACCCGTTAAGGTATCGTTACCAGAAGATTCAAAGTCTTTTGGTGGTTTGTTGTTTTTTCTTTGATCAATAAGTTCGCTTTGTTGAGATGCTTGAAGTTTAGTTCTATCGTCTTTTCTGTCTTCTTTATACTTTTCTTTCTCCTTGAGGTTTTCACCGTCAACACCTCTTATTCTCATGTTGTACTCAAACTCCTTAGCCATTAAGTCTTTTTTAATTTCAGACTCTTGTTGAAGTTTTTGTAAGTCTAATTGAGACTGTAACTGAGCTAACTGAGCTTTACCTTGAGATATAACTTGTTGTTTTTGCGCCTCTGTTTGCGCAACAGCTTGCTGTGTTTGTGCGTTAGCCTGTGCTTGAGCCTGCATGTTTTGCTGAGCCATTTTTTGATCAAGCTCTCTTTTCTTACGTCTTCTTATTTTTAAAAGCTGATTAGCTAGCTTTACGTTTTTGATATCTCTTATATCTATAGCGTCTTCTAAATCAATACTTTGCTGAGCTAAAGCTTGTTGTATGTTATTTTCTAAAAAAGCTTGCTGTTCTTCGTCAGGAGCTAGTTCTATAAATATACCAAAATCGTGAAGATGAATATCATGCAATTCGCTTATTACCGCAGTATTGTGAGCACCAATCTTGTTTATTAATCCATCTCTAGTAGGAGAAAACTCTATAACATCAGAAAGTCTTAAAGACAAAGATTCTGCCAACTCTGTTGTTAAAAACAAACTAGACTGGAGTATATGTCTAGTAGCTGTGTTTGAGTTAGCTGCTGCTAATTTTTGAACACCAACTAAAGCATTTTTATCTGGAGTAGATCCGTCTCTAGCCTCGTTGAGGCCTGTTACGTCTCTAATCATCTGTAAGTAATAGTTGTAAGTGTTTATTAAAGCAGTTATTTTTTGACCTCCAGCACCTGAAGTTACTTCTTGAATAGGCACTTTACCTGGATTCATATCACCTTCTGATGTGAAAGATCTACCAATGATACTACCTGTTTGGAAGAACATGTTAAGTGCTTCTTGTGGGTTATAATTAGTACCATTACCAAGGTCAATCTCTGCTAAACCATCAGCGTCTATGTATATACCATCTGGCACCATACGTGTTAAAACTTGCTGTAGTTTTAAGTGTGTTAGCTGAATCATATCAGCAAAACTAGTTATTCTAGAAACCAAAGATTCTATACGACCTTGATATATACGAGGAGCAACTAAGTTGTAGTTCATTTTAACTTTAGCATCGTCACTTTTTGGCCTCATCATGTTTTTTGACAAACCCCACTCTAAAACTATATCAGTACCTAGAATTAAAGCGCCTTCATAAACAACCTCTAATGATCTAGATATCTTACCAAACTCACCTGCTAAATCGCTTGGTGGGTTAAATTGATCGTCTTTAAGTATAACCTTACTAGCTCCAGTACCTGTTTGCTTTAACTTGTAAACCTCGTTCATGTAGGTTTTGTAATTAAAGTATAAAACCTGCACCGTGTTTTTATCTACAGTGTGATTGTTTCTAGGTGAGTTACTGTAGTGACCTCTATCATGTATACTCTTCTTTAGTATATCTTCTAAAGCTTCATCGTCTAATTCAGGATACTGTTTTTTAAGCTCGTTTACAGGTACATTTTTAACTTCACCTATGTAATATATGTCATCAAAATATGGTGACTCTGAATAAGAATAAACTAAACTAGCAGGATCAACGTATTCTATTTTTATGCCTTCTGAAGTATTAAAGCTGTTTTTTACACAAGCCATACCCAGTACTGTAAGATCGTAATTAAGTCTTTTTCTTGTGTTTTCGTATTTATTGTCTTCTAGCAAAACAGTTAAAGCCTGCTCTTCAGCTATTTCTACAGACTGCTTGTAGCTTAATTGCATGTGAAGTTCTAGCTCCTCTTTGTTTTCAGGTAAACTTTGCTTTGGATTTTCATACATGTTTACACCAAAAGCTTGCTCTGCAAAATCATTAAGCTCTTTAGTCTGCATGTCTCTTAGAATAGACTCCATGTACTTAGTTCTCTTGTCTATACCAAAAGGATCTTGTGAAAAAGCTTTTATATCATACATCCTTTCAGATATACCATTTACAACTATATCAACAAACTTTGGTATGATAGGAACTGGTTTCCAATCAAGATTTAAGTAAGAAAGATCACCGTTTATAGATAATTCATCTTTATACTTCTGTATAGACTGTTCACCTCTGGCGTACTGTCTTCTAGTGTGAAAAGTTTCTTGATTACTGTGAAATCTGTATACTCCACCATCTCTTTTAAACCATTCATCTTCGATAGCTTTACCTACCTTAAGCCCATATTCTAAGCTTAATTTTTCTTGGTCACTAGCTACTTGACTAGGAAAATAACTCTTTACAACTGACTCAGCCATAATTTTATATTATCTGCGATTTTGAACCGCTGTTTTTATACTTTGAAAAACCAAAATCAATTTTAGTTTTTGTTCTATCTGCAACTGGTCTATAAAGGTTTCTGTTACAAGCCATTATAGCTAAACCAGAGCTTATAGACGCATCAAACTTTGTTCTTTTATTTATATCAAATCTACTCCAATCATTAAGTGTTCTATTCATGTACATAGAACCATATCTACCATCACCCATTTGTCCAACGTAAGTTTCTATATAAGTTTCTATAGCTGCCGCGTGGGCTTGTTTTATATCTTCACTAGAGTTAGGTATACCACCTATCTCTTTTTCTGTTGTTGATAATCTATTCCAAACCTTATCCGGTCTATTCATAGAAAAACCTCTGTAACCCCTTTGTTTTAAAAAATATAAAAACCTAGGTTTGTTATTTTCTGCTAAAACTGGCATACCATAAAAAACTAGAGCCTTAAGCATATCTTCAAAAAAAGTCTCTGCAGTTTTTGGTCTAGCAACGTATTCAAGAAAAAATTGATTAGGCGGTGAGTTTTCCATAGAGAACTTGGTTAAACCGTGCAAAGCACCATTTGAGCCTTTACCATCAACCGTACCACTAATATCGTACGAATCACAGCCAAACGCTCCCATGTGTTCATTACCAGGATATCTCACCCCATTTTTTATAATCACTTGATTTTGCAGTTGTTTATCTGGAACCCAAGAAATTATAAATCTTCCTTGTGGATCTGGTGCAAAAAAGACTTTAGAATCTTTTATACCGTCTTTCCAGTGAAAGTTACCTTTTGTGATAACACCATCTCTAGAAACACCTTGATTGTAATCTATTTGATCATATATCTTTGAAAGGTTGAACAAGCTGTTTTTTGTTTCGTCTCTAAATGCATGGTCCTCTGTTCTTGGAAACTGTCTGTAAAATTCATTTAAAGCGTCTTGATCACCTCTTAAACCTTCTGCTTCGTTTTCCCAGTTCTCTATGACACCTACGTCTATTTCTTCACCTTGTGGTCCAAGTACCGGTTTTTCAGGGGTGTTAAATACGGGATTACCATACTCATCAATGAAGCCTTCATAGTTCCACTCCATTGGAACGAACAAGCTGTAAAGGCCTGATTTAGTTTGGCCATTCTTGTTTCTTTTAGACACGTCAGAGTCGTTGTACAACTTTTTAAAGTTTTCACCACCCTTATCTAAAGAGTTTGAGGTTGATCCCATCATACATTTACCTATGATGCGAGAACCAAGTCTCAAACATGTTTTAGTAACACGCCAGTTGTTTAATATGTTATCAGGTTTTTCCCATTTACCGCTTTCATCGTGAACAAGCAGTTTTAGTTTCTCACCATCATATGAGTTATCACCGGTGTTTTTCCAGTCTATAGTTGTATCTAAACCTTCTAATGTTTCTTCTTCTTTTCTTTTAATAGATTTTCTAGTAAGCTTAGACGCTGGAACTCTATAAGCTAATTCAGATTTAGGACGATCCATACCGTCTTGAATAGGTTTAAAGAAAAACGGATAGTTCACAGATATAGGAACTACCTTATCGGTAAACATTTTTTTCGCATCAGAACCTGATTTAGAAAGTATACCAAACCTAGCATCAGAGCTAATCGTAGCCTGATTAACAGTTTCAGCACTAGACATGAAAGAAAAACCACTACGTCTGTTTTTAAGATAACACATACCGTAGCTTCTTTTGTCTGCCTTGCAAGCTTCCCAGAATATGAAAAACAACCTATTAGCTTCTCTAAAGTCTGGTTTGCCAACATCTATTTTAGACCATTGCAGATACATATAATGAGTACCTGTTATATAAGTGGTTTTTTTATTATTAAAGAAGTAAAAACCATCTTCTCTTCTATTGAACTCTTCGTCTATGTATTGTTCCCAGTTTTGTTTAAACTCTTCAGGATAGTCTTTCCAGTCAAAGACGCTTTTTATGTTTTTTATTTCTTTGGGATAATCAAAAGGTGTCCATTTGTTTTCTTTAAATTCATGAACATTAACAGCTTTTGGTAAAGCTATTTTTAAGTTTTGAATTTCGTATATATCACCTATTTGACCTGTCTTACTTATGACTACAAAATCAAATTCTTTATTATAACCATATTTCCATTTTCTAGCCTTGTTATATCTTTTAACAGTGCTTTCTTTTATTGGATTTACTATTTTATATAAAGATTGATCGTACATTATTTAGATCTTCTTTCTGCAAAACCAGAAAAAGACTTAGTTTCTTTTTTTTCTGCAGGCTTTTCGTTAAGCATGTTTTCTTCTTCTTGAATCCTGTTTAGTATTTCAAGCGCGTCTAGTATAGCTAGTTTTTTAGTAGCAGCAGCGTTCTTTAATCTATCAGCAGAGACGTCGTCTTCAGTGTTAGTTATTATGGGTTCTTCAGCAACTTTTATGAGTTCCTTTATGGCCTTACGCCCAGCTTGGATTATACTCTTTTTCGTTTCTTTTGTGTCCATAATCTATATTTATGTTAACGGAACGAACACGGTACATCCTTTCATTATCAATGACAAATTCGTATTCGCTCCGGGGTGTGAAACCAACTACGTTACCACGCTGCAGGCCAAGTTGTAGTAGATCATCACCCAATATTTTAAGCACTCCTTTAAATGGTGTTTCATTGTCTAAAGACCACATATCGTTAGACTCTATTGGCTTTACAAAACAGTAACCATCCGTGGGTTTCCATAAACCATCTCTACGATACATGTATATTTGGTCTTGAGTACACATGTAAGAGTTTTCGTTAAAATAACTTCTGCTATTTTTCTCATTACCTTTAACGTCGTAGAACCTTCTAAAAACATTGTGGTGAACAATGACTTCATCTCCTGGTTTAACTCCGCTAGAATCACCCTTAGGCACGTTTACAACTACACCTACTCTATTAACGTATCGGTGATCTTGTAAATCTGTATTTAACAAGAGTTCTTTGTCTCCTATTTCTTTTTTGCTATTTGTTCTAGAACCTTTAGGTTCCACAACAAAGTCAAATAAAGATCTCATTAATATTCTAAATTATATTCAACGGCTATACCCATGTTTTTGTTAAAGTCTTTCCAAGGTATTGTTTCGTCGTTTTTCTTAATATAAATACTAAACCTGTCTTGTTCTTCAACTATGCTTTCTATGGTATGACCTCCGTAGACCTCTTGGCCCACGGAGTAATGCATAGCTTCGTTTTTATAGTCTCTACCTATACTTATCTTACGAATCAGACCGTTCATTGTCTTTGATCTCTCCAGATGATAAGTCGATAGTAACATCACCGTATTTTTCTTCTAATGCTTTTTGTTCTGTACTTAAGTTTTCGCTAAACTGCTCGAACACTTTGTATAGTTGCATTTTCTGAAGATCTAAATCAGCTAAGTTTATTTTTAACTGATTCATTTGAGATACAGCTCCAGTAACTTTTTCAAGCTCTTCTTTTGTTAGTTTTTTAGCTTTTGCCATTTTCTTTAAAAATTTATTTAATAATATATCAAATATAATACAAATCCGCTTATTATGTCAAATTGTCTATGTATTGTTGGCACTCTTCTTCTGTTCCATAAAATTCAGGTGTACCATCGTTTAATACTTCAAAAACAGTTGCTTCTTCGTCGTATGGTAAAATTTCGTAAGCCATTAGTATGCGGTTATTGTTCCGTTAGTAA